AGCCCTGGCTCGGTCCAACGCCGACCTCGCACGCCAGCCGCAGACCCCGGCCATTCAGGAACAACTCGCCAGGAACGCCAAGATTGATCCGAATGCCGCCGGTACCGGATTGTCGGCGGATCAGGCTACGGCGGCGCGGCGCGATCAGCTTCTCTCTACTCGAAACGAGATAGAGAAGGCCAATCAGAACTTGGTCACGCAGGGGGCGATCAGTCAGGATGAAGCGAACAAGAGAATTGAGAAATCGTATGCGGATATCAAACAGCAGATCATAGCGATCAATGAAGAGTTGCTGAAGCAACTTGAAATCCAGAAAGACCTCGGGAAAGTAGCGCCCGAAACCTACGACCTGATGAAGGCGAAGATCGAAGAGACGACCGCCGCCGCGACAGGTCTGACGGCGGAACAGACGAAGTTCCGGCAACAGGTTGAAGGCACGATCGCATCCGCCGCCGTCACGGCCTTCGACAGCATCGCCCAATCCATCGGTAACGTGATCGCCGGGACTGAGAAGCTGGGTGATCTGTGGAAGGATGTCGGCCTCGCGTTCGCCAAGTTCGCGGCTGACGTGCTGAAGGGCATCGCCGAGATCATCATCAAGGAAGAAGTCCTGGCGCTCATCAAGATGGCCTTCGCGGCGGCGCATGGCGGCGGTATCGCCGGGTCAACCGGCATGACGCGATCCGGCATCAGTCCGTTGGTGTTCCTAGGCGCGCCGCGTATGCACAACGGCGGGCTGGCCGGTGATGAGGTCGCGACGATCCTGAAGCGCGGCGAGGAAGTTCTACCAGCCAACGATCCGCGTCACCGGAACAATCTCGCCAACCGATCCCCGGAAGTAACTTCCATGCCCAACATCCGGCAGGTATTGGTCATGGACCCGGCTCAGACAAGCGCGGCCTTGGCTGGCTCTCACGGCGAAAAAGTGATAATAACGCACATCAAGAACAACGCTGGTGCCATACGCGGCATCCTGAACCAGAGGTAGGATCATGGTGTCGCGCGTCCCAATCGCCATCAACGATATCCTCGGGCACCTGGATGTCTGCGCGGGTTTTGGATATGGCATCGCGCCTTATGGTCCTTCTGGCAGTTTCGACGAGTACATGCAGCCGTATCGTTTTCACGGAGATACCAGTACGGATGGTACCGGAGGGACACGTGGCAATCGTAGTTTCTATTCTACCGGTCCAGATCAGATTGTCGTGATATGGTTCACGAACGCCGAGTTCGCTGATACCAAACATATCGAAAGCATAACCTGTGAAGATTTGGTCTTCCAGAAGCGCGCCGAGAAGGAGGGCTATACCACCGGCGCTGTTAACGAATGGAGCAACACCGGCGGGGTCTTGCGGCTGGAAGTCTGGTGGGCGAAAACGAACCGAGCGATGAATTTTCCTGAACTGACTTTCAGGTTTCGAGGCGGTGAAGACGCCTTCTTCCTGATCGCGGGCATCTCCGTATTCTCGGATGTCAGAGTGCCGGAAGCCCCGTGGGATACCTCCCCGCCAGACATAATTTTCAGCACGGTACCGACCTCAAACACCGACCGTACCAACTTCGGCCACATCGCGGATACCTACTACTACAAGTGTCTGCCGTACGAGTTCATAAGTTATGGTGATGCTCTGATTGGGCTTGATACCAATCATCCGCTGCTGATCGACCTCACCACGTTTCCCCATTACTTGGTCGTTGGCGAATTGTTCTTTCCGACCAGTATTTCAGATGGACAGTGGTGGCTTGGCCTCGCGGGCACGTATCTCATAGGTCTTGATTACGGTGTCAACGGGACCGGCGGCGGGTTAAATCTGGTATCGTGGCTTTCCTATAAGGTCGGATCGCCAGACCCGATACCGCCCGGTTGCGTGGCACCGATCCCTATCGAAGTGCCGGTACCGCCGATCACCCCGGCGGTCATTACGGCCTGGACCCTGGAGCCTGATTGGCTCAACGGTGTCACGGAACGGCTGCTATGGAAGACAGACGTACTCACGTCGCAGACCGGCTACGAGCAACGTCGCCGGTTACGCAACGCACCGCGTCGGCAGATCGACGCGGGCTTCACCCTCATCGGCATGGACCGACGGCTGTACGACAGCTTGATGGTAGGTGATCCGGCCGCGCACAACTGGCACTACCCGCTATGGTGGGAGAAGTACCGACTTGTCGCGCCCGCGCATACGGGTGGCACCGGCTTGGCGATGGACGATCTCAGCTATACGGAAGTTACTTCCGGCAGCGTCCTTATGTTGCGCGGCACGCTGCCGTTCGTGTCCGAGATCGTCACGGTGACGGGGGTCGCTGGTGGCTTGGTATCGCTCGCCGCTCCGCTAACACGAGACTGGCCGAAGGGATCGACCGTCTATTTGACCAAGCTGTGCCGGATGACCGGCACCCAGGCCGGATCGCGGCGGGCGGATGACGCGGCCCAGGTCACGTTGACGTTCGATACGATTGAACCGAACGAGCATCCCGGACTTCCACCGGCTGACATGGGTCTGGATTATTTGGTACTCGACTGGACGCCCAACGAGGCCGACGATCTCACGACGGAATACAAGCGGCTCATGCAGGAGTTCGACAATCAAACGACCTCGGTGCCGATACGGCGCGACCTCGCTGGCCTGTCGTTCATGCTGCAACAGTTCACCTACATGGTGGTCGGCCGGAAACAACTCGATGAGTTGCGCGGTCTGCTGCACTTCCTCCAAGGGAAGTTACTTCCGCTCTACGTGCCCACCTACTTCCGGGACGTTGAGTTAATGCCGGGGTTCTGGGCCGGTCCCGACGACACGATCCTCGCTGTCAGCCGATCCGGCTACACCGATTTCGTGAACATGGTTCCGCAGTCGCGCCGGATGTTGCTGTTCACGTTCCGCGACGGCACCAGTAGTGTACACACGGTTCTGGAAGCCGCTGTCGTCAGCGATGGACAAGAGTCGTTGACGATGGCGGAACCGTTCTATCGCCCGATCAGCAATACCCTGATTTCGCGCATCTGTTGGCTTGCGCTCAGTCGGCAGGATCAGGATGAGATCGAGATACTGCATCATGCCGACGGCACGGGACCGGCGACCGTAACGACCACGTTCGCCACGATCGAGGACGGTCGAGACGCGCAACCGTACTCTCTGGCCGTGTTCAACGGCTCGTATGAACAGGTGGCGGGAGAGCCGATCCCGCCGCCGCCAGACGGCCCGGCACCCGCCGCTGTCGTGGAACAGGTTCCATTGACGCAAGGCGACGTGGGCGGCGTGGGCGGCGCGGGCGGAGGCACTGACGGCGGCGGTGAAGGGGGCGACGGCGGTGGTGGTAGCGAGGGGGGAGAAAGGTAATGTCGGGTAGTTCATACGATCTCGCGGAGATCGGCACCTACACCGGACAAGAGGTTCGGCTGTACCGGTTTCAACGTGGCGGCGCGTCTTGGTTCTTCAACACGGGCGACCGTAATGTCGTTTGGGACGGCGCGACGTGGCTCGCGACTTCCATTCAGGACGACGGGCTGAAGCAGAAAGGGGAAGCTACTTCCGACGACTTCATCATAACCGTGCCGTCAGGGTTGACCATCGTGCAAATGTTTCGCGGCACGCCGCCATCAGATCCGATCAAGGTCACGGTGAGGCAGCTTCAGTACGGCGATGACGTGGCTCCGCTCGTTTGGGTCGGCTACGTCGCCTCGGTCAAGTACCACGACGAAGTAACTTCCGACATCGTGGCCAACACGCAGACCGCCTACCTCAACAAGAAGGGGCTTCGTTTGTCGTGGACGCGCGGCTGTCCCTACGCGCTGTATGATCGGGACTGCGGCGTGGATCATTGCGATTGGGCCGAGCCGGTTCAGTTGACCGGCATTCACGGGAACGGTTTTCACTGGCAGCACATCGGCTATTTCAATCCGAAGATTTGGAACGGTCGTTTCACCAACGGCTATGTCGAATGGCGTCCTTCCGCGAACTATTTCGAACGTCGCGCCATCCTTGTGGACCTCAACAGTAATACAGGCACCGACAACGGAGATGTGCTGATAATAGGCCAAACAGACGGCATGGTTGAAAATATGGACGCGGTGCTGTATCCTGGCTGTACTCGCGATCCAGCGGGCTGTAAGCGGTTCAACAATCTACCCAGATACGGCGGCTTCGGCTTCATGTCAGGCAAGTCGCCGTTCGATGGTGCCAGAATTTTCTGAGGGGGCCGCGTTCGATGAATTTCGTCTGGGCCATCGCGCTACTCGTCGTCTCCTTCATCATCACGGCGCTCATCACGCCGAGAGCGAAGACGCCAGCCAATCAAGATGCCCTCGCGAGCATGTTCAAAGACATCAACATTCCCATCCCCGATGAAGGCGCGGCGCAAGCGGTGGTGTTCGGAGATTGCTGGACGCCCGACTGGCAAGTGATCTGGTACGGCAACATGAGTACCACGCCGATCACGGTTACGAGTGGCGGCGGCGGCAAGAAGTGATGGAAGTAACTTCCGAACTGCGTTGCTTCCTGCGTGACGTTCGCGCCGCCGGGTTGTGCCATCGCGGTTCTCGGGAGTGGTGCGCCGCCCACGACATCGATTGGAATGACTTCATCACCAACGGCATCCCCGCCAAAGTCCTGCTTGATACGAACGATCCCATCGTGGCTCGCGTCGTGGCGGCGCGTCGCGCCGCACTGGCGCGATAACCGTGGCCAAGAAAAATAAAACAGTAACACAGATCGTAGGCTACCGGTATTATCTCGATTTCCTGATGGGCATATGCCGGGGCAGCGTCGATCAGTTGGTCGCGTTGCGGGCTGGCGACCTTCCGTTCTGGTCTGGGACGCAAGGCGGCAACGGCGTCATCCACATCGACCAGGGAGACTTGTTCGGCGGCGACAAAGGCGAGGGCGGGCTGGTTGGCGACCTCACGTTCATGCTCGGCGGTCCCGGTCAGACCATCGGTGACGGCATCAAGAATGCCATCGCGAGCGGTTCCAACAGTTCGAACGAAGGCAACTGGACTTTTCAGGACGGCGTTGGCGTGTCGGACGAAGGCGCGACCTCTGAGAGCGCGGGAGACATTTCCGAGTTCATAGGCGTCACGACGATGTACTGGTCCGGCCAGATCATGTCGAACAACCCGTACCCCAAGCCGTGGAAAGCACGCACTCGACGGGCCTTGAACGGTTGGGGCACGCAGGGTTGCTGGTACCCCGAGAAGGCGGTCATCAGCTACGCGCCGCAGATCAGCGCGGGCACCGTTGGGGCGTGGGACGCCTCGGCCAACCTGCCGAAGCTGACAAGCGGCGTGGGCTTCGGCGGGCAGACCTTCAACGTGTCCGTGGCCGGTACTACCAATCTCGACGGGATCACCAATTGGAACTTCGGGGAGATGGCGAGTTTCAATGGCGACACCGTCAAGTGGGAGAAAGTAACTTCCGGCGAAACCGTCATCAAGGCGATGAACCCGGCGCATATCCTTTACCAGTGCATCACCGATCCATCCTGGGGTCGCGGCATGGACCGGGCGGAACTGGATAATGACGCCTGGGTCTACGCGGCCAACTACCTGTTTAACGAGCAATTCGGTCTGTGCATTCGCTGGTCGAAGGACGGCGACATCAACGATTTCATCCAGACGATCATCGACCACATCGGCGGCGCGTTGTACATCGACCGCGGTACTGGCCTCATGGTGCTGCGGCTGATCCGCAAGGATTACGATCTCGACAAGCTGCCGGTGTTCACGTACTCGTCGGGGCTGCTGTCGGTCGATACCCAGGAAACCGGCGCGACCCTGGTCATCGCCAATGAGGTCGTGGTGAAGTGGCACGATCCGATCCGCGATCAGGACCGGCAGACCAGGGTTCACAACCTCGCCTCGATGCAGTCGCTTGGCTACCCCATCTCCATGACGCGGGACTTCCCCGGCATTCCCGATCCCGATCTGGCGCAGCGGATAGCCTTGCGGGAACTGGAAGTTGGTTCCGCTGGCATCAAGCGGTTGAAGCTGCGGTTTGACCGGCGCGCGTGGCGGATGCAGCCCGGCATGGTCATGCGTATCCAGGCTCCCGACAAAGGCATCACCGACATGGTGCTGCGGGTCGTCACGTACGACGACGGCACCATGATCGACGGCACGATCTCGATGGATTGCCTTCAGGACGTGTTCGGTATGCCGTCCACGGTCTACACCACGCCGGTCGATAACCCCACGACGGAGCGGCCATCGGGGGCCGCGCCGCCGATCAAGTACGAAGCCGTGCAAGAGGCGACGTACCTCGACATGCAACGTGGGCTGAACGCCGCCGACTTCGCCGCTGTCGGGGATACCGAGGGCGGCTTGATCGGGATGGCGGGGCGACCGAACACCGTCAGCCAGTACCCGGTCATGCTGGCGACACCAGTCGGCGGCAAGCAGGAACGCGATCCCGGCATCTTCGCTCCGACCGCCGTCTCGGGCCGTCCGCTGGGCTTCTACGACATCAACATCTTCGTCAGTAACGGCGCGGACCTCGACAAGCTGACAGTGGGCATGACCGGCGTGTTGGGAGGCGTGGAACTCGTACGGGTGGCGACGTTCACGCCAGCGAGCGGCACGATTGTCATCGACCGTGGCGGCGGCGACACCGTGCCGGTGCAGCATGTCGGCGGCGAGGTCGCGTTCTTCAATGACGTGACGATGAGCATGGCGTCCGAGGCGTACGAAACCGGCGACGTGCTTCACGCGCAGCTTCAGAACGTCGGGTCAGGCGCGGCGAGCGACATAAACCTGTCGCCGGTCCATGTCGTGCCTATCGTCGCACGGCACTTCATGCCGTACGTGATGGGCGACCTGCGGCTCAACGGTACCCCGGCGCTGTCGCCCACGACCATCGGTGTCAGCACTGGCAGCGCGGCGTTCACCTGGGCTTCGCGCAACCGTCTCCTGCAATCCGATCAGTTCATCCCGCACGATGGCGGGCCGGTGTCGGCTGAAGCCGGGACCACCTACACCGTTGAGGTCTGGGACACGGCGGCGGGCACGATCATCCGCTCGCACGCCGGGTTGACCACCAGCAACTACACTTACAACGACGCCGAGAAGGCCAGTGGCGCACCGGACCCGGTGGCATTGACGTTTGTGTTCTACACGATGCGTTCGGGCACTCGCAGCTTCAACATCTACCGCATACCGATCTACTACGTCTCGCATGGCGAGGGCGTCGGCCACGCCATGGGTGTCGGTCAGGCTGCGGCTGTCGGAAGTAACTTCCAACTGTCGGTCGGTCATGCGACGGGAACCTCGATGACGACAAACGCCGTTGGTTCGGCGGCTGGACACTTCATAGCAGTCGGTCACGCGGCTGGCTTCGGCGGTGTCCGCGTCGAGGCACGCGGCCTGTCCATGACAAACGGCGATGCGCTTGGCGTCGGCGCTCCGGTCGGCATCATCACGAGCGATGAAAGCACGGCTAAGGGTGTCGGTGACGCGAACGCGCCAAACGTCTCCACCGGCTTCCTGACCGGCACTGGCAACGCTGTTGGACGTAGCGACGCCAGAGGTCTGCAAGGCTACGCTGGCAGCGCGGTGGGTCACGGTGTGGCCACGGGACGCGGTTCGTCCATCGTGTCCATAAGAGGTTCGGCCATCGGTATCGGCGGCGCTGTCGCCATCCATCCTGAAACTGACGCGGGTATTGGCGAGGCCACCGGCACGGGTACCGCGGATGGTATTGGCTCGATAGTGCTTAGTAGTGTTGGCGTGGCGGCTGGTGTGGGCGCGGCGACTGGCGTGCCGGTGACGACGGTGGTAATCTCCGGCACCGGAGCGGCCAGCGGCACTGGCGCGATGAGCGGTATCGGCGTTGGTGCTTTCGTGGCTGTCGGGTCAGCTAGTGGCGTCGGTTCCGCGAACGGAGTTGTACCATTCGACCACACTTACATGATCGCCGGTATCGGGGCGGTGATACCATGAACGGGAGAGATCATCGTGGCTGATTGGTACGCAAGCAGCGCGGCCTATGCCCTCATTCCGGCGTTCGTGCCCAGCGCGGTTTACACGCTTGGCCAGTTCGTCAAGCCAACCGCGCCCACGTTCAAATCACTATGGGCGTTTCGTTGTACGACAGCGGGTACGGCTTCTACAGAACCCTCGTGGCCCAACACGAACAATGCCACGATAACCACGGGGGGCGCGACTTTTACAAATATAACCGGGCAATCAACTTACGGTTGGAGCGCGGCGGCGGGTGATCTTCAGACGTTGCTTGGCGGTGTCGGTCCCAATCGTTTCGCGGCTGGCGATCGTATGTTCGTTTCCAGCGATCATAGTGAAACGCAGATATCAAACACGACTTATGGCAGTAGCGCGTTTATCGTCGCCAGTTACACGGTTTGTCAGGTTTTGAGCGTCAATCGCGCTGGCAGCGTGCCGCCGGTCGCCGCCGATCTGCTACCCGGCGCGACAGTTGCCGTGGGCGGCAGCGGCGTCGCGATGGTTATCGATGCTCTTTGCCCGGTCTATTATTACGGTATGAATTTTGTTTTCACCGGAACCATTGTCAACGGGATATCTTTCAGTTCCGGCGGATCGAAGTCGCATTATTTTGATACCTGTCAGATATACATCAACACGACAGTAGCGTCAGCCGCCATATTCGCGAATAATCCAGCCGTGATTACGCTTTATAATTCATCGATCCGTTTTGGCCACACCAGCCAGTTTATTCGTGGCGGGGGCAACAATCAAAGTTTTGAGATAAACTGGCTCAACACGTCATCTCCTTTTGGCGGCGGCGTGGTGCCAGCCGTTTTGTTCAATCCACAGGCGGCTAAATTTCTGGTGACGGCGAGGGGCGTGGATTTCAGCGCATTGAATACGATTATGGTTCAAGAGCAAACTTCTTCAACCGTAGGCCAGGGCGGTAAATTTCTGTTTGATAGTTGCCGGATAGCCAGCGGGGTAACACGCTATAGTACCGCGAACATGGGTAATTGTACGGCCGTGGTGGAACTGGTGAACTGCTATGATGGGACCAGTTTTCTCAGCGAAACACATCAACCGACCGGCGACGTGACCACCGAGTTCACCATCACACTGTCCGGTGGGGCGCAGGACAACGTGGGCACGTTTTCTCATAAGATGGTCAGCAATACCAACATCGACAAATACGCCAACACGCTGACCAGTTTTTGGATGGACACCAACAACGCGACCATCGGCGGACCTCGCACCGCCACGGTTGAGTTCATATCCAGCGCATCGCTCAACAACGACGAGATCAGTCTGTTGCTGGAATACGAGGGCACCGCCGGATCGTCACTGGCCTCAATCGTCACCACCATGCCCGCCACGGTACTGACCACGCCGACTGCCGTCCCGACCTCGACGGCGACGTGGAACAGCAGCCCGGCGACACCCGTGCGGCAGCATCTTCAGGTCACGTTCACGCCGCAGGTCTTGGGCCGCGTGCGAGGTCAGATCCGATTGGGTAAACCGAGTACGACTGTCTATGTCGATCCTCGGTTGATTTTAACCTGATGGAAGTTACTTCCAAAGGAGATTGGTGATGGCATATTCGTTTGGCGACTCGTTTGATCTGTACGCAACGGTGAACGATTTCGCCAATGGCTATTGGGACAGTTATGCCGCGAACACTTTTAGTCTGACCACCGGACGTTTCGCTGGTAGTTTGGCGTTGAATACTTCGTTTGCAGGGACCGGATTAACGAAGTCGTCCGGCGTCAACGATGCCGCGCATCATATTGTTTGCGCGGTTCGTACGACCTCGACGCTCTCGGGTTCGACCGTATGTATGTATCTACAGTTGCTCGATGGAGTAACCGCGCAATGCTCGATCGGATTTAGGTCGGACGGAGCGATTTTGTTGATATCAGGAGGCCCGACGGGAACCACGTTGGCGACCTACACCGGCGCGATCACGGCGATCAATACGTGGTACGCATTTGAGTTCGAAGTGTTCATCTCAGGCACCGCCGGATACATGAATGTCCGTAAGAACGGAAATACCAGCAACGACTTTTCATCGGCGACCAATTTGGCGACCCGTGTCAGCGCGAACAATTACGCCAACAAACTTTTGCTCGGGTTAAACAATTCCGTCGCGGTGCATCAGATCGACGATCTGTTCTGGCGTTCCGACGCGACGAGCGTGTCTTGGCTTGGCGATGTCAGATGTTACGTCAGAATGCCAGCGAATGATGTGAGTGTTCAGTTTTCGCGGACCCCATTGGGTGTGTTGACGCAGACGGTACCGACGGTCGCGGGCACCATTAACGGTATTACCGCTAACCGAACGCAATTCACCGCGTTCACCGCCGCCTACGGCGGCGTTGTCAGCAGCGCGTCTGTATCCGTCAACACGGGCAACGCCGGAAGCGCGAAGTGCGCCATTTACGCCGATAACGGGAGTGGATTGCAACCCAGCACAATATTGGCCACGGCCACGGCGTCTGTGACGCCGGTCCCAACGGGAACCATGACATTCACGTTTTCCCCCGGATTGACGGTTACGAAAGGCACGCTTTATTGGATCGCCGTCAATACGGATACCGGCGGCGGATTTTTCAGTATTCCAGGTGGAAACTTTCTCACCGGGGCATTCGCCGCCGCCGCGTATTCTACTTTCCCGACAGCGAACCCGGTAGTAACAACGAACTCCAATCTTGTTCAAATGTCATGGACCTTCGCATCCACACCGGCGAACTGGCAAGCGGTGGCCGAGCCGCAGCAGGACGATGTCGCTTCCTATGTCTACGACAACACTCCCGGCCATGCCGACGCTTATGGCATCGCCACCATCACCGCCGTGCCCTCGACGGTCTACGCCGTCACCACGCGCGGCTACGTGCAGAAGAACGACGTTGGGAGCCGCACCATGGCCGTGCAGTTGAAGAGCGGCGGTACGACGGTGGCGACACCAACAGTCGTGCCCCAGGTCGGCCTCTGGACCTGGGCGTGGCGTACCGACGTGACCGATCCCAATACCGGAGTGGCCTGGACGCCAGCGGCGGTCAACGCCGTCAATGTCGGCCCGACGATACTAACCTGAAGGAAGTAACTTCCATGGCATTTTCATTCGCCGACGGGTTCGATCTCTACGCGACAGGCACCATGGCCGAGGCGTACAACGGTTATTGGGACAGCAGCCCAGGCACCAATCTCGCCGGTCCCATCGCAGGTAGGTTCGCGGGAAGCCGAGCCATGCAACCGGGTACCCAATCCACCAACCCAGCCCTGGTCAAAGCCAGCAATGTCAACGACGCCGTGCATCATGTTGTCCTGGCCTACTATCAAACCAACGCGATCAGCGGTGTCGCCAATGGGTTTTTTATCACCTTACGCGATGGAGCAACCGCTCAATGCACCATCACGTTCCAATCCAACGGCAACATCGTCCTGACTTCGGGCGTTTCGATCGGCACGGTTCTGGCCACGTATGTCGGCGCGTTCAGCGTGACGACCACATGGTATGCCTTTGAGTTCGAGGTCGTTATCAACAACACCACAGGGTCTTTCGCCGTCCGCAAAAACGGCAATCCAGCGAACGATTTCACGGCCACCGGACTTAACACGCGCGGCGGTACGGCCAACAACTACGCGAACGCGATTGGTGTCGGATGGTATAGCACGTCAAATTCCTATATCGACGATTTCTTCTGGCGCAGCGACGCCACCAGCGTCGCGTGGATGGGCGATCTGCGGTGCGTGACGCGGATGCCCGTGACCGATGCGAGCGTGACATTCGGCGTGGCCGGAACAAGGACACAGGTCGGCACTGGAAGCACTGCATATTTCACCGCGGCGGGCACGCCGTCGGTTTATTTTCCGTTCGTCATGACAATCGCCGGATCGTTGGTGTCGATTTCCGAGTTCATTTACGCTTTCACCGGCACGGTCAAATGCGCGCTCTTCAACGATAACGGGTCGAACGCGCCGGGGACAGTGATAGCCACGTCGTCCACGGTAGTAACCAATCCGACGGGGGTTAGTTACATTTTCGCGTTTACCGGCGTGACTCTCGCCGTTGGGCAGAAAGTCTGGCTCGGCTTCTGCCCGAGTACCGCATCAACCAATTTCGTGCCATTTCAAAATGGTCTTACCCCTGTCGTCAGTGCCACCGTATCTTACGCCAGCTTCCCGGTGGCGAACCCGACCGTGAACGCCGTTACCGCCGCCTTGACCTCGCCTACCGCCGCGACCTTCACCATCACGCCGATCAATAGCAGCGCGGTCAATGATCCCCAGCAGGACGCCACGACCAGCTACGTCTACGACAGCACGCCCGGTGATGCCGACTTCTACAACATCGGCACCATCGCCACGTCCGCTCCGATCACTCTCGCCGTCACGACACGGGGCTACATGCAAAAGAGCGATGTGGGCGGCAGAACGGCGGCGGTGCAGATCAAGAGCGGTGCGACAACCGTGGCCAGTCCGACGCTGACGCTGACCACGAGCGGCTGGCAGTGGGCGTATCGCACGGACATTGTCGATCCCAACACCGGCTCGGCCTGGACGGCTGCGGCGGTAGCAGCGGCCCAGGTCGGGCCGGTAACGGTGTCGTAGCGATGGCCAACACCGCATGGAGTCCGACCGACAAGAGCGCCAATATCACGCTGACCGGCGGCAACCTTATCGCGACGGTGACAGCGGGCGGCGGTTTGGGTCTTCGCGCCGCCGACAAGCAACTTACCGGCAAGTTCTATTGGGAAATCACCGTCGGTACGGCGGGAGGCACCGCGACCGGCGTCGGTATCGCCGGAGCCGCGTGGTCATTAACCGCGGGCTATAGCAGTCCAGGAGTATCCGCGCCTTCATCTGGCGTTACTCGTTTCAACGGCACCATCTACACCGATGGTGTCACTTCCGGCTTTACGCTTGGCGCGTGGACCGGCGGACAACTAATCTGCATCGCGGTCGATTGTGTCGCTCGCCTGATCTGGTACCGTCTCGGCGCGGCTGGCAACTGGAATGGTTCCGCTTCAGCGAACCCCGCCACCGGGGTGGGCGGCGTCCCGACCAGCCTCAGTGGCGGTATCGCGCTTTATCCAAACGCATCCCTGTTCGGCAACGGCGATCAGGCGACCGCCAATTTCGGTGACGGCGCGTTCACCGGCACCGTGCCCAGCGGGTTCACGTCGGGCTTTACCGCTGGCGCGACAGCGCCGACCAACACGCTCGCCACTCAGGTCGCCGCAGAACACTGGCTGACGACGAACCCACAGGCCCAGGTCACTCAGGTCGCCGCCGAACACTGGTTCACCACTTCACCGACGGGCTTCGTCACGCAGGTAGCCGTAGAGGAATGGGCCACGACCAATGCCCTCGGCATGGTCACGCAGGTAGCGGTCGAGGAATGGGCCAGCGTCCAGGCGACGTATCCACGACCCGCCAACCCCACGACCGTTCTCAGCGCGTCACGCGCCGGGATTGGTTCGGTCGTGGTCAGATGACACGTCTCTGGCCTTGGAAGTAACTTCCGGCTATAATCACTCACCCGAAAGGAATACGTCATGTCCATTTCCGACACCACCGAAAGCGCCATCCTCGCCCTGGTCTACACCGCCGTCGCGTGGGCTAACTACGCCGACAACGCGGCATCAGTACCGCAGACCAACATCGCGGTCGCGCTGCATCTCGCGGACCCAGGCGATGCCGGTAATCAGGCGACTTCGCCAGCCACGTACACGTCCTACGCGCCGGTCAACGTGGCGCGTTCGGCATTGGGCTGGACCGTGACCGGCGGCTCGGTGTCGCCGGTCAATAACATCGACTTCCCGGCTGGCACCGGCGGCACCGGCACGGTGTCGTACTTCTCGACGTGCAAGACCGGCGGCGGCTCGGCTCCGATCCTTTGGTCGGGCACGGTCACGCCTAACATCGTCACCGGGTCGGGCGTCACGCCACGGCTCTCAACGGCGACCACGATCACGCTGGACTGACCCATGGAACACGATGCCCTGTTCCGGCAATGCCTGATCGACATCGACGTGCCGACGATGCGCCGGTTATGGGGGCATGTCGCGCCGCATCTGTCGCAGCCCCGGTCGGACGACGAGTGCCTTGAAACGATCCACCGGGCGCGCGTACAGATGACCACGCTCAGAGAGGAACAACGGGCGTACTCCGAGGCGTGGCTGAAGGAGCGCGCCGCGCCGCGTGATGCGTTTGGCGTCGGGATCGCCGTCAAGGCGGCGTCCTCGCCTGACCCGTACCGGCGGCGGCGTGGCGTCTCCGTCCAGCATGAGATGTCGTACGCGGTGGAACAGGCGCTTCGATCCGGCATCGGCCTCGAAGACCCGAAGGACGCGGCGGAAGTGAAGCGCCGGATCATGGCGGCGCGGGACCGTGCCTGAAGTTACTTCCACGTCGAGCATAGTTCGAACGGTGGTGATCGCCATGATCCCGTTGAGCGTCGGCGCGCTGACGACGGTCGCGTGGCAGAACAGTCATGCGCTGATTGCCATCACGGCCAAACTTGAGCATATGAGTGTGGACCTTGAACGAACCAAGGCCAGCCTGGAACCCGGTAGGACGTTCATGTTGCGGCTCGATAAGAACGAGGACGAGTTGAAGCATCAACGAGAGTTGATCGAACAGAGACTCAACTGCAAGTGAGGACCATGAACGTGATGAAGCTATTGGTTAACGCCGTGATGGTGCTGGTGACTCTTGTCGCCGTCGCCCGATGCGCGCCCATACCCTGCGCGGGCGGCGGGACGTGGTGTCAGAACGCTGGACCTGAGGGAGGTAATTGAACGGTAGCGCACAGTAGAAAATGTCCGGTATCGTACGTTGTGGATAACACTGGACAGGAAGTTACTTCTTCGGTATTATACGAAACTGTTCGACGCTTGGTTTTTTGACGCGGATAAAACTCTTGGCCCCTCGGTAGTTGCTCACCGCCGAGGGGCCATTTTTATGAGACAAGTCTCAGGCCGTGAAACACACGAATGCCGGGGCTTGGAGGGGTCGCCAGCGGCTTTTGGCTTCTGACCGCACCTACCCTAGCCGGAGATCGGCTGGACGCCGCCCTACCCCCCTGGAATTTGTCGGAACAAAGGGGTTGACAACCCACTTTGACATACGTCGTGGATTAGTGTTAATGTTTCGATGCTACATCCACGTCAACCAGGGAGTTCGAAATGAGAAATCTCTTCCTCGCCGCCACGGCTCTTACAGCAGCGGCTCTCGCGACACCGGCTCATGCCGTCCTACAGATCAGCGCGGACATCAACGGAACCACCTTCTCCTGCTTCGATCAGGAGGCGTCGTGCGATACCAACGCCGCCGTGGGTCAGTTGGCCATCGCTGACCAGACCATCGCCGGGGTACAGTTCCTCGGCTCGGCGCAGACCCAGGTGGTCGGCCCGACCAACTCGCTGAACACGTCCTCGTTTCAGGTGATTAATAACAACGCGGGCACCGTGCAGCTTCAGCTTGCTGTCAGCGGCACGTCTTTCCAGGGGCCGGTCGCGGACTTCTCGGCGTCCTCGTCGGGCACCTTCCAGAGCGCCATCGGATCGTCGGCCAACTTCACCTACTTCGCTGACAACGCCAACGGTCAGGGCGCGGACAACCCGAACGACTTCCCCGGCACCAATCTGGTACCGGGCGGCGACACCAAGAACGTGACGCTCGCGACGGACGGCTTCGGGTTCAACCATACCGGGACGTTCGCAGATCCCGATCTCTATTCGATGTCACTCGGCACTTCCGTATTCCTGACCGCTGGCGGCTCGCTGGTAGGTCGGTCACAGGCCATCGTGACGGAGCAAGTGCCGGTCGCGGAACCGGCCTCTCTCGCCATCATGGGAGCGGGCTTGGTAGGGCTGGGACTGGTGTCCCGGCGTAAGAAGACTGAAACCAACGGAGAACACTACGCATGAAGAAGTTACTTCTCGGCGCGTCGGCCATCGTGGCTGGCGCGATCTACTTCGCCCCCGTGGCGAAGGCCGACCTCATCGTCGGCAATGACGACTTCTGCCAGTCCAACGGCAATGCGTGCCTGTTGGGCGGCGAGCAGAAGGTGTTTCTCGAAGCCCAGACCCACACCATGCACGGCATTGGAGATGTCGGTGCCCAGGACAGCGCGATCAAGATGCAGATTAATTCCGATGGCGGAATGTTGGACACGTTCATCGACCTCAAGAACGGGTTCAGCACGATCAAGCCGTCGAATGGTGTCTCGTTCAACGGCCTTGACATCAGTATCGCCGGTTATACCTTCACCGAATTGATCTTCCACACGCAGTTGACGACGGCGACGCAGTTCGACGTGCAGGGGTTCGCCTCGGCATTGCGGACTTCGGGTCTGGGGCTTGGCCTTCTCGACTTCGCCGGGGCCAACAGCGATGACGAGTACCGCATCACGGCATTGAACGGCTCTCGGTTCCATGACGTGGATATCTCGGCGCTCGGTGGCTTCGACGAGATCAAGCAGATCGAGGTAGGTGGACTGGTCGCTGACGCGGTTCCCGCACCGGAGCCGATGTCCATCGCGATGCTTGGGATGGGACTGATGGGGATGGTGGCGGTACGCCGTCGTCGCCAGACCTGAAGTAACTTCCAAGAGAAAGGCCCCGCCTCGGCGGGGCCTTTTTTGTGCCTTCAAGTCTACATCTGTTCCGCTTGCGTGAGTTCCGCCTGAGCGGCGTTCTTCTGCTCCTGCGTCTGCGCCTCGGAGAGTTTCTGCCGGGCCTTGGCGATGGCTTCCTGCTTCTTCTTCTGGGCGTCGTTCTGCTGCGTGGTTCCGGACATGACGTACGTTCCTTCCTTCGCTATCGCGAGGACAAAACTTCCCCCGCGCCGGGGTAACGCTTTAGCTGTTACTTCGGTTCCGGCGTGGGCGGCAGCGGTGTCCCGACCACCAGGGACGGGTCAACGGCCACGTACTTCCAGCCGAGAGACGGACAATAGGCCAGCATCCAGTAGGTGCGGCTTGGCAGACCGTTGTCGATCTGACCGCCGCCACCACCGGGAAGACCCTGGTCAGGCCGGTTCGGGCGTCCAGGCGTGGGCCAGATCGTCCCAGGCTCGACCGGCAGGGAGTTGTCGGGATGGATGGGTACGATCGGGCGTGAAGGAGAAGGCGGGGGCCACACACCGGGCGGCGGGACCGGGAGGTTCCCTGCCGTGGGCGGCACGCCAGGAGGTAGTGAGTTGTCGATCTCGCCGCCGCTACCACCGGGCAGTTCGTTGTCGATCTCTCCGTCATCCGGCATCGTGATGTTGAGGTAGCCGCCTGTCACGCGTACGCGGGCCATGAGTTCTCTCCTGGGTGTGGGGAGCCGGTCTTATAGCATACCGGCTCGACCATCTCAACTGTTCACATTTTGTTCACTGTCATAAAATTGACCAATGATCTCCATGGATGATGCCGAGGACAGTCGTGGAAGTAACTTCCGTATGCAGCACGCCGAGTGTCTTCGCCATCGTCGCGAGTTTCGGATGGGTCACGGCCCATGTGTTGAAGTCGTTCTGAACGTCAAGGTGGTACTGATCCAAGGGTGAAAGGGGTGGCGGCGATGTGGACGGTGGTTCTGTGGGTGGCGGCGGGCTACTTGTGGGTGGCGGGGGTGGTGATCCTGGCGGCGGTGTTGACCCGGCTAAGAATGCGATCGGAGACAGGTCAAGAGTCGGACGTGTCACGAGGACTGTCGCCCCAAGAGGGTTCGTCAGATTGAACTCCGAGTTGTTGGCGAAGCTGGTAAGGCCGACGCCGGTCGGGTTGAGGATGCTGGTGTCGCCTGACCGGTCGTTGACGATGGTGTTGGAGTTGAAATTCACGGCATTCGACGGATAGGCCAGACCTTCTTCGCCATAGGCGAAGATGTTCCGGTTCTCCGAGTTGGGGCCTTGCTCCAAGACGTTGCCGGTCGCGACAAGGTTCCCGCCGTTGGGTAGATCTATCGTGTACGAGGCGGTACCCTGGTTGTCGAATATGCGATTGTCTGTGATGGTATTGCTCGCGGCGCGTGATTTGACTTCGTGGCCCACAACAGCATCATGGATATAGCTGTGGCTGAGAGTGAAGGCCGCGATGGCACCAACGTAGATATCGTGGGTAGAACCACTCCCATCGCCATTAAAGGCGAACTCGGAATGGTCGATGCTGATTGTCCCGTTTGGATCGGCGGCACCTAGCAGTCCCTCCTGATTGTCGTGGAAATACACGTCTTCGAGGACGAGGTTGCCGCCCTGGTAACGAATGGCCGCGCCGTTGTTGTCCGGCACGCTCACGCCCGAGACATCGAAGCCAGAGATCGTCACGTTGCCCGACTCGGTGATGTAGGCTTTGCCGTCTGGCGGCTGCGCGCCGTCAGTGACCAGCTTGGTCCAGCCGCCGACAGAGGTCAGCGTCAGGTCGTGGTCGATGGAAAGCCAGTCGTCGGTGTAGGTGCCAGCCTGGACCTCGATGGTATCTCCCGTGCCGGATGCGTTGACGGCGGCGGCTATGGTCGCGTACTGCTGGCCGGAGCCAACGGTTAACGTGGTCATGATGATCCCCCTGAGTGCGACGGCATCCTAGCACATCGAAAAAGCCCCGCCAACCGGCGGGGCTTTTCTTTTAGATGCCGAGTTCTTTGGCCCGGTCGCGGGCACTTGATCGGTTGTGCCATTTGATCTTGGAAGTTACTTCTTCGACTGTTGACTCCGGCGGGCGCGTTCGGTCGGTGTCGTCGATCTCCGTGCCGACGATCAGCGCGGGACCGGCGAACAGGCCCTGGCCGCAACCCGGCAGTTCGAAGAAGGTGTCGAAGCAGTACAGGCCGTCGTCATTGACGAAGACCGTATCGTACTTGTGATATCCGGCGAGACAGAAGGTGGTGTGGCCATTGCCGTCGGAGACGGCTTGTTGGATGCTGCGGAAACCGTCGGGATACTCGACCTCAAGTACGGTGCGGGCGGCTGGATTGATGCGTATCGCTTTCATGCTGATGTCCTTTCCTTTTTCAGCATGTCCATTATCTCACAACGCACCGCGTATGTCAACTCAACCACCATAGCAGAAGCGCCAGGAGACTCCACACGGGGATGGCGAACAGGATACCGAAGGCGATCCCTCGCATTGGTTCACAGTTTTTCATTTGCCGCATCCAGTATCGGCGGAACAGGCGGCGGCAGTTGATGATCCATCAGCGGGAAGTTACTTCCGAGCCACGCGATCCGCAACTGCTCGACGGCGGAACACATGACCCAGAGGTCGAGGCCAACTCCCGGCCCGCCGTAGTGGTTCACGGCATCCGCGTAGGAGACATCCAGTGGCGGGGAGTTCTTCATCCAATGCCGCTGGCCATGGTCCGCGATCAGAACCCGTTCAATCGCTTTCGCCAGGGCGTACAACCGTTCCGGCATGTTGTTGGGATCGGCCATCATTTCCTCCTGAAGATGCACATGACGCGGAAGCGGTGATTAGTTGACTTGACGATCCCGACGCAGCCCGCGAGATCGAAGGTATCCTTGCGCCACATCGGTAAGACCTGATCGAGCCATACGACATGCGCTCCGGCGGGCAACCGGGCCAGTGCCCTCATCACTACGTTTCGTTTGATCGTCGAGGTCATGTAGTGATCCGCGTCCTCTTGCGAGTAAGGTGGATCAGCCAGTACCAAATCGTAGTCTTCCAGCGGCACACGCTCCAGGGTTTGCGCGTCGTCCACGTAGGTCGGGTTGAGATCGTCGTTGATGTCCACCGTGTCGCCGGGGAATGTTTCGATATCCACTCGGCCCGAGAACAGGTGCAAGGTGCGCTTCTTGTCACGGAACAGCGCCTGTACTCGGGCGAGATAGGTGGCCGGGTACCCGCCGTAGAACTCTGACTTCACCCGATAGTCATTGCCCATGATCCACGTCCCGACCAGACGGCCATCGGCGGCTATGAACAGCGCATCGGGGTAGCCTGTTTCGAAATGGTAGTCCTTGATGCGTTCGTTCCAACCCCACGGGTCGATTGGTCCCTGTCGGTTGACCAGCCGGGCGAGGTCGCCCGACAACGCGGTGGCTATGACACGAGCGGTGCCGCCGCTCACCGGGCCGATCAGACGTTCGCGTAACCATAGGTAGGCTTCGTTCTGGTCCATCATTCCTGAACCCTTACGTCTTCCGCCGGTCTGACTACCCAGCCTTGGGCGATCAGCTTCTCACGACTCGCCTTGGTATTGGGCATTTGTTTCAACGCCAACAGTCTGTTCCACGCACCTTCTTCCGACACGAACCGGTTGGCCCAGGTCATGCCGTATCGGGTGACGACTTTGTAAGTTTGCATCGCTTTCTCCATACGAAAAAGGCGGGGCCTCGCGACCCCGCCGTTCATCGGAAGTAACTTCCGGCGATCAGAGTTCGCCGGTAGCCGGTTCAGCGATGCCGAGTGCCCGTAGATCGGGAGCGTTGGCTTCTTCGGCGTTCTCACTCTCGTCTTCGTTCTCGTTCTCGGACAGATCGTCGTCATCTTCCTCGTCATCCGGCCCGAGATCGTCGTGCTTGACGGCTGTCGCCTTGTTGCCGTTGGTCTTCGCGGCCTTCGCCGCCGCCTTGTCAATCGCGACCTGGGCGGCAAGCGCGTCTTCCGCCGCCAGTTCCTCGGTCGTCTTCGTCCGCTTGATCTTGACATCGAACTCGATATCGGAGAGGGCGATCTTTTTCTTGGTCGAACGGGTGGCCTTGAACCAACTGTCGTCGTGGTCGATCAGGCCCATGAACGGCTCCACGTCTTCGAGGAGAAATTCAAAGCCAGCCTTGACCGCGAAGTTCATCCGCGAAGTGGCCATCAGGTTGCGCGGCTTTTCCCCGTTGGCTTCGAGGGTCTTCCGCGTCAGCTTCTCGGCTTTCTTCAGTTCGTTCTCGGCGGCTTTCGCCTCGATCTTCGCCGCCGCTTCCATGATCTTGTTTCCGGTGGGGTCTTTGCGAAGCTGTGCAATCGCCTCATAGGCCGCGAGTTTGTTGTCGCGGATCAGATCACGCACGCCCTTCGGCGCGTTGATGATTGTCTTCATGTCGCGAACGTGCTTGTTCGTGACGCCAAGACGGGCGGCGATATCGTCATCGTCCATGCCGGTCTTCATCATGCGGTTGGCCAGCACCGCACGCTCAAGGATCGTCGGGCGAACGCCGATGTTCTCCTTCCACAGAGACACCGCCAGATCCATGTCGGACGATCCCGGTTTCTTCAACACGACCGGCAGACGGGTGATGTCCGCGCCTTCACTCGCCGCCAGCTTGGCGGCTTCGTACCGGCGATGACCGGAGATCAGCACCAGCCGCGTCTCGTCACCAACCTCGGCGGGGAACACGCCGATGGGTTGGCTGTCGTAGTAGCCTTCGGCCTTCATGCTGTCGGCCAGTTCGCGGATGCCCTCCCGGTAGTCGGGGGTATCCGTCACTCTCAGGTTGAACCCTGGCGCAATGGTAATGCCGTCGAGGTCAACCATGTACATCTTGCCGGTCTTGGTCGCGCCGGAACTGGCGAGCGCATCGCCAAGCGTGGCGGGAGTGAACTCGACTATTTTCATACTGACGCGGCTGGGTGACACGGCCTTTGCCTTGGGCACTTTGGCCGCTGCTTTCGCTTGTTTTGCCATGGGAAGACGCTTGCCTTTCAGGTATTGTTTGGACCGGGAAAGATGTCTTCCCGGCC